GGCAAGACCGATATGGTGATGGCTCTGTGGTTCTGTGAGATTAGAGCACGTGAGATGCTCAACTACGGACAGTATGCCACCCACCATATGAAGAACCCTTTCCTATCTCGCCACGAGCTAGGCAAAAGAACAGTGATTAACTTAGAAGAAGTTTTCGCTGAGCAAAACAAAATCAGAGTAATTTAGGGAGATAACATTGTTATCAGTCAAAGAAGTTGACGCGAAACTATCGCGGCTACGTACACGCTCATCAGCGCGTGACCAGCGTATGCGCGACGTGCTTTCGGTACGTCAAGGAGATATCTCCAAGGTATTTCCATCTATGTTCTCCGAGGACTATCCTAAGCCTCTTGTTGCAAACTTCATTGACGTAGCAGCGCGTGACCTAGCAGAAGCAATGGCACCACTGCCATCCTTTAACTGCTCAGCAACCAATATGGTTTCTGATACGGCCCGTAAAGCTGCAGACACTCGTACCCGCATTGCCAATTTTTATGTAACAAACTCTGACTTACAACTTCAGATGTACACCGCAGCAGACTGGTATAACACTTACGGTCTTGGCGTTGGTATGGTTGAGATGGATTATGACGATAACAACCCACGTATCCGTATGCTCAACCCATTTGGTACATACCCAGAGTTAGACCGCTATGGTCGAGTTCTATCTATTACCCAAGTTATTGTTACAGATGCAGAAACACTTGCCGCACAGTACCCAGAGTTCTACGAGCAGATTTTAGGTCGTAATCAGTATCAACTATCTTCACCGTATGTCTCAATGGTCAAGTACCACGACAAGGATCAGGACCTACTCTACTTACCAGAGCGTAAGAACCTAGTTCTATCTAGTACACCTAACGTACTAGGTAAGGCAATGGCATCTGTCATTATGCGTTCATCTCTTGATGGAGAAGCACGCGGTCAATTTGATGATGTACTCTCAGTACAACTTGCTCGTGCTCGCTTTGCTATTTTGCAGATTCAAGCTGCTGAGAAGTCTATCCAAGCACCTATTGCTATTCCACAAGATGTACAAGAACTTGCACTTGGACCAGACGCTATTATGCGTTCTGCTAATCCACAAGGCATTCGTCGTGTACCGCTAGAACTACCTGCTGGAGTCTTTACTGAATCCGGTGTTCTAGAGCGCGAACTTCGTATGGGTGCTCGTTATCCAGAGTCTCGCTCTGGTAACATTGATGCTTCCGTCGTTACTGGTCGCGGTGTACAAGCGCTACAAGCTGGATTTGATACACAGATTAAGGCAGCACAAGCACAGTTTGCTCGTATGTTCCAAGAACTTAGCGCTATCTGTTTTGAAGCAGATGAGAAAATCTTTGGTGGTATTCCAAAAACTATCAAGGGTTCTGATGATGGAACACCGTATGTACTTAAATACATCCCATCACGCGACATTAAGGGCGAGTATGGCGTAGATGTCCGTTACGGCATTATGTCTGGTATGGATCCTAACCGCGCCATCATTGCTTTACTACAAATGCGTTCAGATAAACTTGTCTCACGTGACTATGTACGTCGTGAGATTCCAATGGACCTTAACGTTACACAAGAGGAACAACGTGTTGACATTGAAGAGATGCGCGATTCTTTGCGCGTTGCTGTTGCTCAGTATGCTCAGGCAATACCAGCACTCGCGGCGCAAGGCCAAGACCCTTCCGAGATTATCAGCCGTATCGCAACTGTTATCCAAGGTCGCCAAAAGGGACAAGCCCTAGAGAACATTATCGAAAAAGCATTTGCACCAGAACCAGCACCAACCCCAGAGATGCCACCTATGGCACCAGGTATGGAGCAACAGATTCCAGCGGCAGGTGCGGCCCCTACCACAGCCTCAGCGCAACCACAAGAACAAGGTGGGATGGCCCCTGCTGCTGGTCAACGTCCAGATATAGCTCAACTACTAGCCGGTATTTCCGGCGCAGCTTAAGCAAGGGAGGTGTAAATATGAACAAAGGATCACGCGCAGCCGCACCAATGGCAAAGCCAAAGGAAGGCAAGATGGATACCTCTAAGCCAGCAGGCGGTAAGGTGTTTTTCGGAATGATGGCTAAAGGCCGCCCTGGTAAGAAGACTACAAAGGCATAATAATTTTAGTGGAAGGTGTATGGGACGATGGACAATAATAGAATTCGTCGTCCTATACGCTCTTCCGATTTTGTAGTAGTACTTGCAGAGACTGCCTTTAACTTAGCGCAGGTTGCATCAGGATTTTTTGAATCATTATATGAATTAAGTGTTTACCACGCTAACCACAAGACTGAAACTAATCAGGCGTGGGAGCAGATGGCGCAAGACCTAGAGACTTTAGAGGAGGACCGATGACAACAGCACCAATGAATCCATTGGCAGGTCCCGCAGGTCCTGGAAAATATTCCACACGTACCGATAATTTGCAGATGGGTTCTATTGCCTATGGAGAAGGTGTAGAGACAGCAGCTATTCAATCAGGCGCTCCACTTGCTAAGACTGGCGAAGTACGCGGTATGCCAGCATCAGAGGTACGTGCTCAAGCACAAGGTCCAATAGAAGAATTATATGCACCTTCGGGACGACCTGAAGAAGATATTACATCAGGTGTTGACATTGGGCCAGGTGTTGGATCGTCAGCACTAATGATGAATCAAATTCAACAAAACGAAAAAGATATTATTGCAAAATATTTGCCGTCATTAACATCTATGGCAGCCGGTCAAGATACTCCGCAATCATTTAGAGCGTTTGTGAGTTTTATTCAAGGGTCTTTATGAATCAGTTTGTTAAAGATGTTACAGCCTTTGTTGACGCATTAGGATATGACTATCCTGGAATAGTTATTTCATTAGCAAACGTTCCTTGGGAATCCGATCAAGATAGAGATGACTTTATTAAGAGTATTACGCGAGAGGAGTAACAATGGCTAATTATTGGGATAAAGCCAAAGAAGCCATTGCCTCCAGAATTGGTCAAGGTTTATCAGCAGTTGGCGAAAATGTAGCCGCTGGTTTTGCTGGATCATTTGCAGGAAAAATTGCTCCTGGTGTAGATACAACTCAAATTTCTGAAGCAGCAGCAGCTCCTATTAGAAAAGCTGGTCAAAAGGCTGGAAAAACTATAGTTGGCGCTATGGTAAAACCTGCTGAAACAATTAAAGCAGATGCAGCATTTAATCTTGGTATAGAGGAAGCAACAAAAGCATACGAATTTTTATATCCAAAAATTTCTCGCCCTTTGTCAACTATAGCTCTTTCTGCTACAGAATTGCAAAAGGGTCAACTTCCAGATATTCCTGCTAATTTTGAACTTGCTAAAGATGTTGGTCCAGGACAAGCAGTAATTGGTCGTTATGTTCCAATTTTTAATAAATATTTTAATATTGCAGATCCTACAGATCGTAAAGAAACTTTTGTAGATAACATTTATGGTAAAACTGCTTCAGGTGCCGTAGATGGACTTGTAAATTGGTATGCAGATCCACTTGTAATTGCTGGTAAAGGATTAGCTGCTGCACGTAAAGGTCTGCTTATTAATCCTATTGAATCTGCAGATGATATTGTTCGCATACGCAAGGACCTAGATCAACACGGCATCTTTGTGGAATCAGGCGGACAAGCAGGACGTGAAACTCCTATTGGAACAGCAGTTGCTTCTCTTGTTGGAAAAAATGTAGCAGAAGTTTCCACTCATCCACTTATTACTAAAAGCACTAACCCACGTTTAATGACAGCTCTTATGGGCGAAGCAAATACTTACGAAGATGCCGCAAACTTTATTGCAGCAGCTGCTGGAGATAGAGCGTCGCTTGCTAAAATAGCAGCATCTCGTGCATCTATTGCTGATGAAATTCAACGCTCACAGGATTTATTTGATTCTGTTGCTAAAAAATATGCAAGTATTGAATGGGGCGCTGGAGCAGATATTAATAAACTTGAACCAACAATTCAAGAATATGATCGTTTAGGTAAAGTGCTTGAAGATTTAAAATTACGTGATACAAATCTTGCCCGTGCGATGGATGAACGACTTGGTGATTATCGCGTCCTTAACGAGTATACTTCAGCTGCAGACGTAAATCTATTTAATAAGAATATCGGCGTTGCTATTGAAAAGGCTCGCGCTAGAGGTTCTGAACTCCGTCAAGATTTTTCTTTTTATACTGAGACTTTTCAAAAGACTCCGTTCTCACGACCTGTAGCAGTTATTCAAGCAGCATTTAATAAACTTCCACGTGGAATAGTTCGTGTTGACGGTGGCCCTATGGCTGATTCTGCAAACGAAATTAAGTATGCCCTTAACTCGGTGCCTGTATTGCGTGGAGCAGAGTATCTTGATAAGAAAACAGAACTTTATTCAGAGTATGCTCTTGCTAGAAATGCTTCAGAGCGTATGGTTGCAGTAGAAAACATTGAACAAGAAGTAGCAAATATTATTGCTCTTGAAAATGGCTTAAGTATTGAAGAAGCCACAATGTGGTATAAAGCATACGGATCTGTTCGTCGTGGAATTATGAACGCTATTGGTACTAAAGGCTTCTGGGTTGACGATAATGGGAAATTAATTACTTCTCCATTCTGGAAATCAGAAATGCCTAACGTAATTCCAATGATGGACTTTAAAGATTTTGATAACTTTCTTAAAGTCTATAAGAGACTTGTTCCATCCGGTGAAGGAGTAGCACGAGCCGGATTAAGAGGACGACTTATAGGAAAAGAACTTGAAGATGCAATGGATTTTGCTAACTCACTATTTAAAGCATCTGTTCTTACACGTATGGGTTATCCTATTCGTAACACTCTTGATGGTCAATTAAGAGCGGCTTTGGCTTTAGGAGCTATTGCCAAAACAGATGATATCTTTAAAACATTAAAACAAAACATTGGAACTCGTACAAAACAAGCTGAAAACTTTGTTGATGAAACGCTTTCAGCCACAAGACCTGCACAACTTAATACTCAAATTGGTAAATTAATTCAACAGCGCCAAGATGTAATTAATGTTAGAGAATCTATACTTAATGAATTAACACCAAAGTCATATTATGCCAATGCTTCTGGTACTTTTGGAAAACAAGTTACTCCAGAAATGGTTGAACTTTCAATCACTTCTAAATCCAAGCCATTACTAAAAGATGCAGATCGTAACGCATACTTTGCTTTAAAATCAAAACGCAAAGAACAAAAAGGTCTTTTATTTGGTGCAGATAAAAAAAGATTTGAAACATTACAAGGCAAGGCATTTTCTAAATATGTAAAAGAAGAGGTAGTTCCTACACTTCCTAAAGGCACTACACTTGTATATGCTGATTATTTGAGCGGTAAAGTTTTTTATAAGATTCCTGGTAAGCAAGGTCGCCTGCCAAAGGGAGCAGTTCCAGAGATTGAAGCACGTCGTGGTATACCTTCAGGTATGCTTGCTAATGAAATTGAATCAGTTGGTTCTTTAAATCTTCGTGGCAAGGGTCCAGTAGAATATCCAAATATTAAAGTTATTACTTCTTATGAGGCATCACGTGCTGAAAATTTTGAAGAAATAGCAAGTCTTCTTGGTGAAAATAATATGATGAGAATTCGCACCTATCAAAATCTTGCAGATAGTATTGATAATCAAATTCTTGAAAAGGTAGAGCAGTCTCAATTTCTAGCACAACGTAGATCTGAATTAAAAATTATTAAAGCTGGAGAAACAGAAGAAATTTTTATTTCTCCTAATGGAAAAAAAGTTATTGCAGATGGTGCATTTGCTGGACCTAATGGTTCTTTAACAAGAGCCGAGGTATCTAGCCAAGGTTCTCTTAACTGGATGACCGAAGGACAAGCGTATCTTAGTTTTGATGCTGCAAAAGGTTCTAAGGCTTTTACATCTGGAATGAATCTAGGAGAAGGCAGGGTTGCAGTTAACCCTGGTGACCCACAATATTTTAACGAAATGGCTGTATTTGCAAATCAAAGATTACGCAATGATCAACTTGCTATGCAAATCCTTGAAGGTTTGCCAGATACTAAAATTATTGAATGGTTAAGAAGTCCTAAAGGCGCTTTCTATCTAAAAGAAATTAATGCAGACGTTAGCAAAGTTGATATTCCAGCGCACGTAAGAGAAGCACGTTCACGTATTGTTAAATTATTTCCAGACCAACAAGTTCGTTCACTTATTGCCAGGGAAGAATTATCACCAGAGCAATTTGATTTGCTTATGCGTGGCACTCCTAACTTGATTCCAGTTGCAGGACGTTCCCTTGAAGAAGATACACTTCGTTACGGTAAGGGAGTTATTAAAACAACCGTTAATGATGCTATATCTGGTATATTTAAAATGATTGGTTCTACGCCAGAAAATAATCTGGTAGCTTGGCCATTCTATAACAACTTATACAAGAAGAATCTTCAACTTGAAATTAACCTTGCCGAAGGTATGGGAAAAAATATTCAAGATCCAGATTTAATTATTCAAATGCAGAGAACAGCACACGCGGCTTCTCAAAATACTTTGCAGGATGTTCTATATCGTGTTACAAATAACACAGGTTTGTCTAATACAATGCGATTTTTAGTTCCATTCTTTAATGCTCAGTATAATGCTGTAAAGGTTTATGGAAAATTCTTTATTGAAGATCCATCACGTATAGCAAGAGCGCAACAACTTTGGAATTTACCTAACCGAGTAGCTACTGTTATTGACCAAGAAGGAAAACAGGTCCCTGTAGGAGCGCCTCCTTCGGAAAATCAATATCTTCTTTTTACTATTCCAGAAGGCGTGCAGGGAAGATTTGGCATACCAAAGGGTTATCAAGTATCTGTACCCAAAAATAGTCTTAACGTATTTTTAACTGGCGATAATCCATTAGCACCATCATTTGGCTTACCTGTTACTATACCAGTTGCCACGATTGCTAATAGTAGACCAGACA